CCAAGATCCAAGCTAAGGACCTGGGTAAGGACACCCTTGAGTTTATCAACTCGGTATCTGGCTACTCAGGAATGTCTACCAAGGAGATCATCTGCTGCATGGTTCGCATGTCGCAGAGTAATGCTCGCGCGGTAGGCGCTAAGTATTTTGCTCCCCAGTTAAGTAGGTTCTGCAAGTGAGCGTTTTTCTTTCTGAGGGTGGAGATCTTGGAGGGGCGTCTAAGCTCGTGTCTAAGGACATTGTTGTTTATGACGAGTCATCTCGTTCTGGTGGAGTCGGCAAGGCGACTATTGTCGAGGGCTTGATTGCCGAGTGCCTTGCAAGCTGCAAGCAATCTCTCGATGTAGTTTATTACAGCCAGACAGACCTGAGCGTTAAAGACGCCCTGATCTCGTCTTTTAAGCTTATTGCGATGGAGCTTATGGGCCTCGTCGATATGTTGTCTGGATATCATGACGCAGCGCTCCGGCCTAAGCACCGCGCCTGCCGACAGATTGTCGTGAATATGCTTGAGCGTATGCAGTCCAACGATATCCAAGAGGATGCCGAGTCGGAAGACCTTGAGCTTTTTGCTAAAGATGCTGTCCGCTTCTTCGAGTGCATGCACGTGTGTATGCTTGAAGAGACAGACCGTAAGAAGCGACACCGCTGGAAGAAGAGGTTTTTAGATGGCTGAAGCACCCGTGCATTACCCTGAGCCTGAGGACATCATCCTCACTACCCAGGAAAGGGCGATGAAGAAGCGTATGCTTCGCGTCCTTGAGGCTCTTGAGGCCGGTCACAGCCGCCAATCAGCGGCATCTATGGCTAACGTGTCGCCTCACACGGTAAAGACATGGGCTCGCAAGGGTCAGAAAAACCTAACGCACTCTCTGTACCCGTGGTTTTACCATGAAATCAGCCGTTCAGAGGGTGTTGGTGAGTCTCTCTTTGCAGACATTGTTATCCGAGAGGCAACCGAGAAACACAACTGGCGCGCTGCGATGTTCGTGTTGCAGAAGCGATACAAGTGGAACGATAGGCCAGAGATGGATGACGAAGTCCAGAGAGAGCAGCAGAAGGCTCAGCTTGCCAAGACTAAGGCTGATACGGTCTACGTTGAGGCCCGCACCACCAAGCTCAAAGAGGACAGTGAGGAGATTGTCCTCGACCGTCTGCGCGATATCCTGAATGAGGTCCGCGAAGAGGTGAAGCCGAGTGTCAAGGAAGAGCAAGTCAACTGAGGAAGAGCTTCGGCGGTGTGCCGCTGACTTCCGTTACTTCTGTCGGCATCTCAAGATTGTTGACAAGAAGGCAAAGCTCATCCCGTTCAAGCTGAACGCTGCCCAGGAGACGCTCGTTTCCTCCATCGAGGACAACCCATGGGTGTTTGACCTCAAGGCTCGTCAGATGGGTGGCACTACGGGCATCGCTGCGTATGCGTTCTGGCATGCCTGCTTCAGGCCCAACTTCCGCGTTGGCGTCATGGCTCAGAGCCGGGAGTCTGCTGAGCAGATTTTCGAGATCTACAAACGCTTCTACGACAACCTCCCACAATGGCTTCAGTTTCCTACCGATAAGTCCAATGTGCGGGAGATGCTGTTCTTCCATGGCGGCATGATTCGAGTCTTCACCGCCAACACGCAGAGTGCCCGTGGCACCACCTATAACTTCCTTCATTGCTCTGAGTTCGCCTTCTATTCGGATGTTGAGAACACTGTGCGCGCTGTCTTCCAGACAGCCACGCCAGACGCTATTGTTGTCATGGAGACCACAGCCAACGGCTTGAACCATGCTCATCAGTTGTGGACTGACAAGAATGGCTACAGCAAGGTCTTCTTGCCGTGGATGCTCTCTGAAGAGTACCAGCTAAAGGAACGCCCTGATGCGTTCCGTGGCAAGATGACAAAGTGGCATGACTACGCCAAAGAGCACAAACTGACCAAGTACCAGTTGTGGTGGGCGTTTGATACCTATCGAACCAAGTGCGGGAACAACTGGCAGACGTTTCATCAGGAGTACCCAGCCACCGCTGAGGTGGCGTTCATCACATCAGGTGAGCGGTACTTTGATGTCATCTACCCGCACGCCAAGGCGTCTACGGGGTACAGGGAATATGCTAAACCGCAGAAGTATCATGTATATGCAATGGGCGTTGACACTGCTTCGGGCTCGCCGTCTGGGGACTTTTCTACGTTCTGCGTCATGGACATTACAAACAAGGAGAAACCCAAGTGCGTCAGCACCTACTACGTCAGAGTCTCACCAAGCGAGTTCGCAGCAAGAGTCCTAGAGGAGGCGAAGAAGTGGGACGCTCTGGTGGTGGCGGAGTCCAACTCCTACGGGCTAAGCATCATCGAGCACCTCATCGGAGAGGGCTACGCAAACCTCTACAGGCGCACCAAGTTCGATAAGATGGCCAAGCGGTGGAAGGAAGAACTTGGCTTTGTTACCACCGTCGCCACTCGCCCCGTCATCCTGGCTAACCTGCACAAGGCTTTGTCTGCTGGGGACTTGGTTGTTAACGATGACCGCATGAAAGCAGAGATGAACACTTTTGTTTATGGCAAGGGTGGCAAGCCCCAGGCAGACAGCGGAAAGCACGACGACATGGTGTTTGCGTGGGCCCTGGCGCTGGCTGGAGTGGGCCAGATAGACGCCGTTAAGCAGGAAAAGTTGTCAACTAAGCCTACCACTTTGCGCGAACTCTTGGCATATGAGCACGCAACGGGTAAGGTCTTCCAAGAAGAGTGGGTAGCTAGTGATGAAGAATCATTAGACATTCTCTCTCAGAATGAACTCGCGCAAAAGCGCGTCAACCCCGCCAAGATTCCACGGCGTTAAAAGGAGTTAGAGATGGGTTTGCTAAGCGAAGAGAAAGCACAGGAGCTAACTGAGAAGCTGGAGCTTGGATTCTCCGGGCAGAGTGAACCTGCGTCCGTGACCGAGGACGTGAAACCAGAGGTCGAGGCTGCACCCGCAGCCGAAGAGGTGGCTGAAGCCCAGCCTGAGACACCGGAAGTGCCGGCTGATCAGAATGAGGTAGAGGCCCAAACCGGCGAGAGCGAGGCGAAGACAGAGGCTAAGTCAGACAGCGGCACTGACGAGGACGACTCTTTGCCACCGGGCCACCGCGTACCGTATAAGCGGTTTAAGAACGTACTGGAAGCGCGTAACAAGTATCGAGTAGATGCTGAAGATGCTGCTGCGCAGGTCCAGTTGTTCAAGCAGCAGGTAGAGGCAATGCGCAACGAAGTTGCGATGATGCGGAACCTGCAACCAGCCAAGCCGGTAGAGGATGAAGCAGAGGTCTCCGACGAACTCGATAGGCTACTGAATGGCAACCCAGACCTTCCCAAGGAAGTGAAGGATAAGATCGCCATGATGGAGGCTCGCCTGCACCAGCAGGAGGTCCACGCTGAGCGGATTCGTCTCCGGCAAGAGGTCGCCGATGTCACTGACAAGTATGACAAGAGCCTCACTACAGACCTTCAGCAAGTTCTCTACAGTGCCGTACAGCGTGATCCGAATGTAGACTTAGACAGTGTGGCAGAGCAGTACACGACGTGGGTCGCTAAGCGCGAAGAAGAGGCGATTGCTCGGTATCTTGAGAAAAACCCCGGCGCATCTGTTGCAGAGGCCGAGACCAAGGCTACCGAGGCGTCGTCGGGTGTTCCTTCACGCCCAAAGCGTGCAGGGACGGGAGCGTCAAGTGTTGCTCGAACCGCTGACCGGAAGTCATACGGGACGATCAAGGAGGGCACAGATGCCCTCTTCAAAGCCATGGAACGTGGCGATATCAAACTCTTCGGTTAGGGAGAATAGGAAATGAGCGAAGTAACCCCGGTCACGATTGGCCATTTAGACAGCATCCTTAAGGATTTTTACATTGGGCCCCTTCAGGAGCAGCTCAATAATGAGGTCATGGTTCTCGAAATGTTCGAGAAGGCCAAGATCTCCTGGGCAGGCAAGCGGGGCGTTGTCCCCGTTCACATTGGACGCAATACTGGCGTCGCCTTTAAGGCTGAAAACGTCGCTATCCCAAATGCTGGGTCGCAGGACACGAAGCGGCTTACCTTCAGTGCGGCTTACCTCTATGGTCGCTTTGAGGTCACAGGGCCTGCGATTGCAGCAGCAGCAAAGGGTGGCACCGCTAGCTTCATCGGGGCTCTTGAGCTTGAGATGGACAAGCTGAAAGAGGACATCCGAAACACCGCAGACAAGACTGCGGTAAGCGGCGGCACCGTTGTTGGCTTCTTGAACGAGAAGAAAAACAGCGCCGACGATTGGGAGTTTCGTGGCGATCTTGACAAGCTTGCTGTGGCAATGGGCTTCCCCGCTGGCGGCGCTGATACTGATGTGCAGATTGTCAACTGCACCAATCAAACCCTCCAGCCATCGGCGACAACCTGCTACGAAGTCCTTGCAACCAAGAAGGTGAAAGCAGCGACGTTCTTGGCTAAGTCCGCAGTCGGCACGATTGACTTTACAACTGCGCTCGACACTACTGCTGGCGTCGTTTCAAGTGGTTTTGCCGCAGCAGTCGTTGTCAGCGAAGCAACTCCCAAGGCTGCTCTCGAAACAGAGCCTGTTGGTATTTACGGCAACCTAGCTTCTGAGGTTCACTTTGGTGTTGACCGTGGGCAGGTGGCAGGTGATGCAACACCCCTTCAGTCTGTCATTATGACCATGTCGGAGACTGGTACAGAGGCTGCGATTGATCTGACGCTTTCGCGCATACAAGAGGTTATTGACAGCATTACCTCTCTTAGCGGCATGGAGCCAAACATCATCATGATGAATCCGTTTGACCGGGCTAAGTATATCCACCTTTGCCAGGAGAACCTTCAGATTACACGCACAGGTGCGGCTGGTCAGGGCGACGCTGGTTTCCTTGGTCTTTCTTATGGCGGCATCCCGATCAAGGCGGCTCGTCACGTTGGCCGAGGGTTGATGCTTTTCCTCAACACAAAGGATTGGAAGCTTGCGGTACTTGAGGACGGGAAGTTTGCTGACCTTGATGGTTCGGTGCTTTCTCGCGTCCAAAACAAGGATAGCTTCGAGGGCTTCTACAAGTGGTACTACAACCACTACTGCTGTCGACCCAATGCCAATGGCATCTTGACCGGGCTTAAGTTTAGCTAGCCCATGCTGGCTGTTCTCCACGACATTCTACTTGTCCTCCTCCTTGCAGGTGGGGTGTTCGTGGAGGTACAGTTGGCTAGGTTTCTGGCCACGCTGAGGCGGGTAAAGGAGGCGGAATCTGACCACCTCCTGAACCCCGCTTCGGTTGACCCCACTCCTTCTGAGATATTTGAGGTGTTGTATGGAGCCACTAACAGCGGGATTAATAGCAGCGGCACCTAGTCTTTTGGGTGGTTTGTTTTCTGCTTTCGCTCCAAAACCAAGGAAGCCCTTGCCCACGGCTCCCTCCCTGATGGGTGGTCAGCGATTTCAACCTGCTCAGGAGGAGCCCCGTCAGGGCCCCACCCCTGGTCAGCTGATCTTAGACGGCATCATCTCTGGAGGCCTTGGTGCGCTTGGCGCTTACGCACAGCAACCTACGGCTGACCATGCCGCTAAGATTACGGGTGAGCAGACTAGTCTCCTGGCGCCTAAAGGTACAGTTTCACCCGGCACGCTCGGTATAAACCCCTTGTTAAGATCTAACGCCGCAGCGATAGAGCTTATGGGTCAGACACCTTCGTTGGGTGGTGTTATGGGTCAGACACCTTTGTTGGGCGGTAGTGTGCGGGACTTCGACCATACCTATCAGGATTATTTAGACGCTAAGCGTATATACGGCGGAATCTAGGATGCCTGAATACCCAGATAACATGGGCAGCCAGATTGAGGCTTCC